CGTCGGCATAAAATAAATTTCTTTTGTCAGCGGGTTTAGGTTATGTTCCCGCGCGACGGATAGGCAATGAATTAACTGCCGGTCAGTTGTTCCACTCGGCACTGTGTCGCGCATCAATGCTAGATAATGTTCAGCACCGAGGCCGGAAATATCGGCCAACTCTGTAACCGCTTTAAATTTAACAAGTTCACTCATTGTGGTTCCCCGGTCTGGTTAATTTCTTTGTGCGGCATTCATCAGCCGCTTGAGCGTTGACATTTCCATTTAATTAACCCCGCGAAATGCAAACAAAATTGCGGAGAATGACGCGCAAAATGCAGCGGCAAACAAAACAATATCAACGGTAACCACGAGTGCAGCAATGCCTGCAATCGTGGTTATGATGCAAAGCGCGGCGACGCTGGCGACGGCGAGAATTGACACATTAAGCCCCTATGCTTTTGATCTTAGATCTGAAGAGAGTTTGCCCAGGCGCGATCGGCTTCGTAAAAACCTTCCATCGGACAGCCTCCTTTGGTGTTGGGTTTAGACTCGCATCTCGTGGAACTCAGATGTGGAAACTGGGTGATCGTCGTAAGGGAGAGCTTCGAAAGCCGGATCAGTATCGCGCATGTAGAGAAGGTGGCGCTCATTGTACTCATCAGCGACGTGCGCTTTGATCAGATCGTCCGCGCCGGAATTGATGCCAATCGTTCGCCATGTTCCGTTTGATTTATAGCGCAGAGGCTCTGCTTGCATGCCGTTGGCGTCGTCGTGCCAAACTCTTACTTGAATATCGACAGGCCCAACGGAGAGGATATCTTCGGTTTCATAGATCGACATGTTGTTTTCGCCTTTTGATAGAGGGGAGCCGGCTCGTTTAAGATGCCGCTCCGGCTCCCTAGTGATGTTCGCCGCTACAGGAGAAACCGGCGAACGAAGGAATATGAACGCTTAGGGTCGAGAAGCCCGGCTCCGCGCTATCAGCTCAACGAGCCTTATCTTGCCGGGCCTCTCTGACAGCTACTGGCAATCCGTCCGGGTGGTTGTCTTCCCCGCTGCTGATGAGAAGAGGTTAATTTCAATATGCAATAACGTCAAGAAGATTTATGTCAAAATGCAATAAATTCACTCGAACGTGTGGATAAATATCATTGCGTTATGAAATAGTCATTTCATAACAAAGAATTGCTAGATTGTGTAAAATTGTCTGTGGACAACTGGAAAGTTGCCGTGCCTACTATGAGCCATACAGTAGGTAGTTAGATGCCCTGGTTGACCATCAGGGGGGGGCGGAGATGAGTAGATTTAATTGCGCGGCAGAACACCCATTATTTTTTCATGGAGTGTGTAGGCAATGCCAGAAGCGTCGCCTAAATAAAGCCAATCGGTCGACACCCTGAATTTCAGAGCTATAGCGACAGCCCATCTTGGTGGCAACATTCTCTTGCCTGTCTCGTAGAGCGCGTAGGTAGATTGGCTCATACCAAGGCGATCCGCGAACGCAGCCTGAGTCATCTCAAGGGCTGTTCGCGTCGCATAGAGACGTTTTCCAATCTCTACTGGATCTAGCAGATGTTGGGCACTTTGCGTATCTATCGGCATTACATGTTGTGCAATTTTCCACAGCCTACTGTCCAATAACAATTTGAAATCTTGCATTTAATTTCAATAAGCAATAATGTGGATCCTAATGACCCAAAACCACGACATAACGAGCTATGACAACCTGGAGAGGTTTTATGGAGGCCCGCGCGGGATGCAGGCCAAGTTCGGATTGAGCCAACCTGGAATAGCATGTTGGAAAATTCGAGGCATTCCCACTGGATACCATCTCAGGATCTTCCTGGAATTGCAGATGTCCGGCCTGTCGATTGATCCCGATCTCTTTGAGGCTGATACAACGTTAGCGACATTCATGGATGCATGCGGGGGCCGCGCTCCGGCTGCGTCTAAACCTGCCGAGTAACAGAGCGTAACACGACCACCCCCACGGGCTGCAGCGTGCAGATACCTGCGTGTGATCGAGAGTAATCCAGCGTTAGTGCGTACACGAAAAAGCCCCGCAGGTAAGGCGATTACCTACGAGGCTCTAAGCGTTTCATTTTGTGTGAGGTGAATATGAAGAATGATTTTGACGAAAGCAAGTCAGGGAAAGAAAGTTCCCCCCAAAATCAAGGCGAACAATAGGGGCACGCGGGATGTCGATCCATTTGATGTCATTATGCTGGAAAGTGAAATTTCCGACGCATACGCAATTTCTGGCGTTGATGAAGTGCGCAGACTTCGCAGATGACGACGGGCGCAATATTTTTCCAGCGTTGGAAACGATTGCTGACAACATCAACGCGAGCAAACGACAAGTTCAATATGCGATGAGCGCCTTAGAAAAGGCTGGAATATTATTTCGCGTCGGCAAGTCGGTGAAGGGTACAATCCAATGGAATATTGACGTTCAACTTTTGGCGGCATTGCATGCGCAAGAAGTGCTCCTGCAGGGTGCACATGACACGGTTCAGCTTGTGGATAAAGGGGGTGCAATTATTGCACCTCCCGCCTCTCAGGGTGGCAATGGGCAACGCTCAGGGTGGCAATGGGCAACAGATAGGGTGGCAACCAATTGCCACCAATCCTCCAATAACCATCAATTAAAAGAAGCGAGCGCGGATGCGCGCGATATTTCGCGCACCTTGCCCGCTGTGGATGAAAAGCCGCTCACCATGTTTGAGCTGACGCCGAAAGACGTGACCTGGAAGACCTGGCTCAGCTTGATGGAAGCCAAGGGCAGAACAGATCTTGCGGACGCAGCAATTGAAGCTGGAAAAATCCAGGTCAGAACCAAATGGCCAGATTCAGAAAAGGGCTTGCAAGGGCTGATAGCCGACAAGCTTAAGAAATCCGCCAACTACACAGATCGAATGCTCGGAGAAAGCGCATGACCCTACCAAACGCCTCACAACGCGCATTGCGCCAGTACGTCGAACGCATTGAACAGCTGAACAGCGAAAAGCAGGCAATAGCCGACGAAACGAAAGAGGTTTTCGCAGAAGCGAAGGGCGCCGGATTCGACGTCAAGGCCATGCGGAAAATCATCAAACTCCGCAAGCAGAGCCAAGACGACCGCGACCACGAACAAGCGATCATGGATACCTACATGCACGCTTTACAGATGTTCGACGGTACGCCAATGGGTGCCCACATAGCAGAGCAGATGGAGGAAGAGGCGAGAGTGCAATAAACTACAGCATTGATTGGGAAGCCCGTTTGCAACATGACCAAGCTCCGCTCAGACCAAAAGCTAGTCATAGACAAAACAACCGGCCGAGCGAGGATCAAGCAGACGGTCAATCCGAAGCTCGATGCCTCAGCAAAGATCCGACAGAAGACCAGTAAACGCCAGAGAGTAGTAAAACGAACAGTTTAGTTTGTGCAAAGCGTATCAGAGCCCAAGGGGGCGAAGATGCATCTTTGGCTAAGGTATGCAGCGATATCTGCAGCAGCCGTGTCAATGGGTTTTACAGCCTACTTTGGATGGGTCACGGCTGGAGACGATACATTCGCCAAGTGGTTCAACGCCGCAGGCGGAGCGCTTATCAGTTTCGCGGTGCCGGCATTCTTTTTCCTGGCCGCGATTGCTGTTCAGCGGCAAGCCTACGGCATAGCCAGAGCCTTCTTTGCGTTCGGCTGTGTGTTTGGGTTCATGGATGCTGCCAGCAACACAGGTGCGCTGTTCTCGATGCGTGAGGGCTCCAAGATCAACGCGCACCACGCCACGGTGACTTCAAAAGATGTCAGGATGCGCCTCGCCAAGCTCCAAAGGACTGAGGCCGATTTAATCGGGAAGACGTCAAGCGTAAAGGTTTGGCAGGACTCCAAGAGCATCAAAGACGCCATATCCGACCTTGAAAAAAAGCGGGCGCGAGAATCCAAGCGGGGCGGTTGCGGGAAGGAATGCGAGAAAATTGACGACCAGGTCATGAAACGCCGGGATGACTTGGCGGTTTCCCTGGCCGTCGAAAAAGCTAACGCCGAACTGGTCAGCATCCGGAAGAAAATAGCCGACGCCCGCGCGGAATCTAAAACGACCAAAGCCAAGGTTTCGCCGATCGACGTCATCACGGCAAAGATCGGCGCCATAGCTGCTTGGGATCTGAATCCAGGCGAGAGCGTCAAAGAGTTCGTTTATTTACTGATCACTGCAGTTCTGGGCACAGGGTTAACGCTGCTTTCTGGCGGCCTTGGGTATGGCTCCACCTGGTTGCGCGGGGCCGAGGAAACAGCAGAGCCAAGCGGCTACGTCAGAACCCAATACCTGGAAGCCCCTGAAGGGCACATGCCTCAATCACTAGGCGAGACGCTCAGGCCCGCCGGAAACACCAACAGCTCTGTAACCGTCGACGGCGCCAGGCCCAGCCGAGAAAGGATTGCCGCAATTATTAACCTACAAAGAATGCTGCGTGACGAGTTCCCAGAGATTACCGGCTAGTGCGAGAGTTTAAACTAAGGACACACCATGGAAGCCTGCGCACCAACCAAAGAGCAGTTGAGTAAGTTTGACTATGAACCACCCCGGCTTGATCAGGTCACCGATTGTCCAGCAGGGAGAGTCAAAAGCTTTTGGGAAAGAATAAAGCTGCTTGAGCCCGAGCACCACCAGGCCATCAAGCAGCTAGAGAAATGCTATTTCGGAAGGCTGGGAGTTGATGTTAGCGAAAGTCACGAACGGGTAGACGAATATAAATTTGACTATGAGTTTTCCAAATTTGAGTGGGCTGGTAAAAACGAAAGCGCAAGGAAGGCAGTCGGTAGCCCGAGAGTTTGGAAAGCTCTGATTTGCCAGATTGAAAGAACACTCACACCGCAAGATATTGGCCACCAATGGGCCGGGATAGATGGGCGGCAAGGTGCGAAATCGTTTGGAGAGGGGTTAATAATAGCCGGCCTCGACGCTTTATGCATACATTGGGGATACATATCTCGACCTCCTGATTAAATGAGGCAATAAAGTGCTTGATATTTGATATCAAATCGCATAGCGATAGTGATAGTTCGCAGAAATGCGCACAGAGACAGGAACCGGGTGCAGAAATGCGTCCGGTTTTTTTATGGGGTTTCGAATGTCAGCGCGCGAGAGAGAGCAGACATTAATTTCATCTCTCTACCAAGAGCAGATCACGCACGCCTTGATATTATCTGACATTCAGCATGGGTCGAGAATGACCGAGGCCGAGATAAACGACGAAATAAAATATGCTCATGTGCGCATGGCCTTCCTGAAATCAATGCATGAACGACTTCTCCTAGCGGGCGTGACGAGATGAGGCGCACTATTGGTTCATGCGTTGCTGAAACGCTGGCTTGCGTGATTGCACTGGCAGCCGTCGCATTTTTGATATGGTATGGAAGCTTGGTATGAACTTTCGCGGGATATCTCAAAGCAGCGCAGGCGTATGTTTCGCCCTAGCCCTACAGAATTCCCGATTACGCCAGAAGACATACACAGAGCAGCGCACCTTGTTGAAAGAGAACTTTCCAATGGGCACTAGAGTAGTAACAACGGACGTAGAAATCATTGCTGCAGCTATAGAGGCGTTCATGCCTTTGAGAACCTCAGCGGAGATGGTCACAGAGGACCACGTCAACGAAGCGGCAAGAGACGTTGTCCGCAAGTTGACTATGCCACCAGAGAAGACATCAGATATTACCGGGTTTGAGGAAGACGATGGCTAACCGGCCATCTACTGTAGACACAACTAGACAGACAGAAAGTTCATGGTAACTACAACGGGCGCTAAGACAGGCGGACGCAAGAGAGGAACGCCAAACAAGGCGACTGCGGAGGTACGTGACCTAGCTCGGGAATACGCTCCAGCGGCCCTTAAAGAACTTGCTAGGCTTATGAAGAACGCAGAGAGCGAAGCCGCCAGAGTTTCTGCTATCAAAGAAATACTTGATCGCGGTTACGGCAAAGCTATTCAGAAGAATGAAAACGACAACCTGCATGATGTAACTGACCCAATGCTTGAGCTGCTCAATGCGCTCAGACAGCCAGTATTCCCGAAAGACGATGGCAACAGCGGCTGACAAGGTCAAAGCCCTATTCTCTGACAGGGGATGGAGGCTTAATAATCTATACAAGATCCAAGACGAGAAGGGCGAAGAAGTCACGTTCGTAATGAACGATGCGCAGCGCAAGTTGTGGGATGATCTGCACTACCTAAACATCATTCCAAAGGCGCGGCAGCTAGGTTTCTCAACAGAGATCAGCGTGTTCATTACGGACACATGTATCTTCCGGCCAAACACAAACGCCGGCATTGTTGACATCACTTTAGATGACGCCAAGCGCAAGCTAGCCAAGATCAAGTTTGCCTATGATCGCTTACCGCAGTCAGTGCGTGACGCGGTGCCTCTAACGGTCGAGAACACACAAGAACTGAGATGGGCAAATGGTTCCGGTGTTCTGGTTGGGACCAGTCACCGAGGCGGTACGCTTCAGATCTTACATGTCTCTGAATACGGCAAGATAGCAGCTCAGTACCCGGACAAGGCGAAGGAGATTAGAACCGGCGCATTCGGCACGGTCCACAAGGGCATGATGATCTTTGTGGAAAGTACGGCAGAAGGTGCGGCTGGCGACTTCTATGACTTGGTGTCTCAGGCGGAAGCAGACCAGCTCGAAGGTCGAAAGCTGCGAGAGCAAGACTTCAAACTACACTTTTTCCCGTGGTTCGCCCACAAAGGGTATGTTGAAGAGGTCGACGATCGGCCTATCCCGCAAGAGCTAACAACCTACTTTGAAAATCTGGAGGCAGAGGATGGGATTGTCCTGTCACCAGAGCAGCAGTCTTGGTACGCCGGCAAGCGCCGGACGATCGGTCCCGATGATATGTGGCGCGAGTATCCCGCGACACTCAAAGAAGCCTTCTCAGCGTCCATAGAGGGCGCGTACTTCAAGACGCAGATGGTTAAGATCCGAGAGACTGGACGCATTCTCAAGATATCGCCGGATAGCAGTATTCCGGTAGACACGTTTTGGGATATCGGGGTTGACGACAGTACCTCAATTTGGTTCCACCAGGCAGGCGCCGGGGGCAGTCACGCACTCATTGACTACTTCGAAGACAGCGGCGAAGGGGTTGACTATTACATCCGAATTCTGCGGGAAAAGACGGAGAAATACGGATACGTTTACGGCACGCATTACGGCCCGCACGATCTTGACAACCGGGACTGGGCAGCAGTTGGCGCCAAGTCTACCGCCGAAGTTGCTAAGGGGCTGGGGCTTAAATTCAAAGTGGTCCCGCGTATTCAAAACAAGAATGACGCCATAGAGGCCGCGCGCTCGTTTCTGTCAAAGACAGCCATAGACGAAGAGCGATGTGCCAAGGGCATCACGGTTCTCGATAACTACCGCAAGGCTTGGAATGAGCGCCGATCGACTTGGTCGAGTGAGCCGCTGCATGATTGGGCATCTCACGGGGCTGATGCGCTGATGACTGGGGCGTGTGGGTTTACGCCAGCGTTGTCGGGTGACAAGCCGCGACGCAAGCCACGTTTAGGCACCACGGCGTGATTTGTCTAGCAAAGTGCTGGATATCAGGGCTTGATACGACAAATAAGGGTTTAATTGTATAATGGCTGGCCTTGCAGATCAAAAATCGACGCGAAAGGCGCCGAAGGATCTAATGCAGCGGCGCATGCCATTCAGCCCCACGGGGTTTTTGTTGGATGGGGCCGCAACCATGTTCGGCAAGCCATTGATGGGCGCCTATAATGGCTGGCGCCAAGTAATGGGATACGACCAAGACCCGAATGCAGCGCCGGGATATGTGACGACTGACAGCATACGCAAGACGGGCATGGACATGGCTGAAGGTGCTGTAATGGGTTCGGCTTTCACCAGGGCTCCAGCGGCGGCTTTGAGGTCTGGTGTGGCAAGGCCAGATACACCGCCAGCAGTAGCGCTCGACATGAGCCAAGACGCACGACTGGCGCGGGCGCGAGAGCAGGGCTTTGATACGGACACGCCTGTCTATCACGGCACAGATAAGGACTTCGCGGCGTTCGACCCAGACAGGTCCTGGGGTGGGCAATATTGGTCAACAACTGACAAGGCGTCCATAGAGGCGGGCGAGGTCGGGGCTCAGGGCAACGGCGTCATCAAGAAAATGTTTCAACGTATCAAGAAGCCAGCCGGCTGGGACGAATACGACCGGATGGGGGTCGATGAGCTGATAGGTAGAGGATACGACGGCCTAGCTCTCCCTCACGGCAAGCATATGACGTATGTCGCCTATGAGCCAAACCAATATAGAGACGTCAACGCCGCCTTCGACCCATCCAAGATCAACGACCCAAATCTGATGAGTGCCAACCCGTTCACAGCCGCCGCACCTGTTATGTACGCCGCGCCACGTCCTTTATATGAGCGCTTCGATCCTAATCTAACCTAACCCAAACAAACGAGACCAAATGTTAGATAACGCGCCATCAAAGAAGATGGACGAGCGAGAGCTGTTGGCCGTACTCCGTGAGGAGGACCGCGACTCTGCATCGTTCTTTTCATCAGAACTCGCCACAGTCCAATCCGAAGCTATGGAGCGGTACTATGCTGAAAAGTATGGGGACGAGGTAGAGGGCCGATCTCAGGTCGTCACGCATGACGTTGAAGATGCCATCAACTGGTCTATGCCGCATCTGATGCGCCTGTTCATCGGCAATGATGAGCTGGTAACGGTTGAAGATAATGAAAGCGACAACCCGCAACTTGGCGACCAGATCGGTGAATATCTAAGTCACATCTTCTTTAAGGAAAATGCAGGCGAAGAGATCCTTCACGACTTCGCATTTGACGGCATGCTTCAGCGCATCGGTTGGGTTCGCATTGCATGGGCAGACGCCACACCGAAACGCAAGATACTCAAGAACGTTCCAGCCGAAAGGCTGATGGAGTACACGGAAAACCCTGAATACGAAATTATCGCGCAAGATTCAGATGAGCTTGAGCAACTTTGGGAACTAGAGGTTCGCCACACGCCAACGAACGGTCGGATGGTTGTTGAGCAGATACCACCTGAAGAGATGGCTTATTCAAGCCGTGCGTCGTCGGTTGATAAATCTGACTATCTGCGACGCAAGTCCGAGGAATTCGTCTCAGAGCTTTGCAGAGAATTCAAAGACAAAGCTCACGACCTTGATCCATCGAATTACGGTATCCAGGCAACGAACGGCGAAGATGATCTTGACTCTGACCCAAGGCGCCAAGCTCGGCACGAACAAGAAAGCTCAGACGCAAGGGACAACTCGGACGACCACGCGAACAAGCGCAAAGTTGATCTTCTGACTGAGTACATTCGCATTGACTACGACGGCGACGGCATTGTTGAACTTCGACAGGTTAAGCGGGTTGGGAATACCATCCTCGAAAACATCGAAGTTGATGAGCCGGAGTATGTGTCTTGGTCTCCAATCCGGGTTGCTCACAAGCTCACGGGCCGATCAATCACTGATACCGTGCTGGATATCCAGAAGATTCGAACGGTTATCACGCGCAAGCTCTTGGATAGTTTGGCTCAGTCCTTGGCGCCGCGTCGTGTGGTCAACACAAACGCATTAGGTGAAGAGGGCATCAATCAGCTTCTCGACCATGACATTGGCGACGTGATCAAGTGCGAGGGTGATCCTAATCTGGCAATTAACGAGCTGATCACGCCCGACGTTTCGCAATCTGCCTATGCTGCCTTGGAATACTTTGACCAACGGTCCGAGGAAGCCACAGGCATCACCCGCCACGCGCAAGGCCTCAAAGCCAAGGCGATCACGGATACCAAGGGCGGCATTGAGAA